TTGAGATAAGTAAGTAGAAATATTTTGTTTTAAGGCTTCACTACATAAAGACAATTGATTATTTGTATTATAAGATAATACATATAAGTCTAAAATTGAATTTGATTCTCCAGATGATATGTTTTGAATTTTAGTTGGTTCTATAAAGGCTTTTGATACTACTCCATATTTAGCAGGCATTGAAAGTGCTCTAACTAAATAATCATCTTGGGTAATGTTACGTAATTGGGCCTGGTAGTTGGCTAAAGTATTTTGTCTAACTTCATTAGCTGAATCTCCTGATCTACCACCTGAAGCGGCTTGAGGGTTAGTTGATATTAATGATGTTAATATATTATTAGCGACAGTTGTATTTAATCCATTATTTAAAAAGGTAGGATTTGTTACTATAGTAGTTATAGAATTTGAAGCTACATTAGAATTTATTCCTCCACCGGTTAAATACCTCACTGTTAAAGTTGTGTTAACAGGAGCAATACCATAAGTATCTGTATACAAGAAGTTAGTAGGAGAGTAAGCTACTGTTAAACTATCTTTACCAAAAGGTAATCCTAAACCCACATTATTTGGATTAGGGATAATAACTTCATCACTATCTGAAGGGTTACCTGCTCCGAATTGAATTTGTAAAGTAGTAGCATCTAATAAACGAGTAGCAAATCTACGTTGTACTTTTTTAAGTTGAAGTAAATAAGGAGCGTTTTCTCCTGAAGAAAAGTTTGGATTGTTTTGGTTAGTATTTTTAACTGAATCCATAATCATTTCTTGGCCTATATAATCAACTTCATACCATACATTTCCTTCAGTATCAGTAATATCTAAAATACCTACAATATTTGAATCATCAATTAAAACAGTTGGAAACGCCTCATAACTACCAAATGTAAAAGTTGTTTCTTTTATAGTAGCTGAATATGCTTGTCTTGTTTTCTTTAGAAGATAAAATAAAGGTTCACCTGCTGCTATTTCATAGACTGAAACTTCAGTTGGGTCTAAAGAACTACTTTCTGCAAAGTTAATAGGATCTTCACATATAAAATTTACACTTCCATTATTAACTTGAGTATTAGAAGGTAATGTTAAAGCATAAGTATAATCAGGAACATTACTTGCTCCAGACCCAATTGCTGGTACTTGTTGGTAAAAATCAACATCAACAACTGCTACATTTGTTGCTTTAGGTTTATAACCTAACATATAAGCTAAATCAAATATATTAGTTACTTGTCTAGAATATTGTAAAAATGTTTCTTGTACTTGGTTATCCAAATAAAAGGACATTACATCTCCAACATAAGCAGCCATTTCCATAAACATCATTCCTGGTGATGCTGGAGTAAAGTCATTATAGGTTTGAGGGAAGTATGTTTTAGAATATTCAATTAAAGCATTTCTAAAACTTGTAAAGTCCCTATTTAGATAATTTATATTTCTATTAACGTTGGCCATTATATTGTAATGTTTATTTGATCATTTATTCCAAAATTTCTAACTGAGTAAGTTAATTCTATTTGCATTTCATTACTATCTTCAAACCCATATATATTTAAGGCTTCAATAGTAACATTAGGAAAATATTGTTGAACATCTTCTTGAATAACTTTTTCTAAACTAGCATAAGTTTGATTAGTTAATTGTTCAAAAACATATTCTCTTATACTTGAACCAAAATTAGGATTAAATACTCTTTCTCCTTTATTAGTTAAAAAGTAATTAGTTAAGTTAGATTTAATTTGGTCTGCTGTTGTATATGTTGATCTAAAAACAGCATCAGCATTGAAAGGAATACTTACCCCAATAGCTCTTTGTGGTCTTAAAGAACTAGTTACTTCGAGAGGGTATTTTTGTATTGCTCCAAATGCCATTATTTACTCATTAATCCCATTATTTGGTCTAAAGAAACTTGTCCTTCTGGTAATGCTCCATTTATTGCATCTGCATTTCCTGGGTTATAATTTCCAGCATAAGCAGTATTAGCAGGTTTACCTTGTTGCATTTCTCCTAACATACCTGCAAACATATCTCTACGTTCTTGAGCAGTTAATTGTTTTGGAGACTCAATATGAGGTTGAGCATAAGTGTCTTTTGACTCAGTTACAACTGGTTTTGGGGCGCGAACTGCTTCTAAGAGAATATCTTTTAATTCTTCTTGGATAGCTTCTCTAACAGCTTCTTTAATTAATTTTTTGAATTCTGTCGGTTTCATTAGTTATAAATATTAAATTACTAAGTTTTTATAATTGTTGAGTGTTACCTAATGATAAGTTATCTATAATAACTTTTAATTCATCTATTAAGGTTTGCTCATTAGTTGTGAATGAATAAGGAGTAGATACTAAAACTATACCTTGTGAATTTGTACCTACAGCTCTTCTTCTTTTAACATTAGGATTTGTTGATGTTGGATCTTCTTCAATACTTAAATTAAACCCTTTATAAAAAGTATCTATTGGTTGGGTTTGGTTTTGTAATGAATTATTTTGTTGGGTAGCTATAGCTACAAAATCTTTATCTATATCAGTTAATTCTGATTTAGGGTCACATTTTCTTATAAGTAAATCTAAAATACCTAATAAATTAACTACTTGGGTTATTGTAGACTGGAATATTCCTAAAGGGATAGCAATTGCGTTTAGTTTTTCACTGATTGGATTAAGTTTTGAATTGCCTTGTTCATCAAATCTTAAAAAGTCTAAAGCAGTGTTAGCTCCATTTACAATATTTTGAAGGTTAAGATAAAAAGGAGATGGAGGAATACCTAAAGCTGCTTGAGCAGCAATTGTTGCTTCAACTGTTGTTTTAGCTGTTCTTATACCTTTAACAGTACTTATAGTTGTGTTAACTCCTAAAGCAGTTGTATTAATAGTTTGAACAATAGGAGCCATTTTCTTTTTAATAGAATTTAATCTATTAACTATCCCATTTCTTAAGTCTAATAATTTTTGAGTTTGAGCTTGAGATAAACAAAGATCATTTATATTCTTTTGAGCTTCTTCATTTATTCGTTGTTGGGCTTTTTCTATAGCTAAAGCTTTAACTCCTGGTTGTGTTCTAGGATTATTAATTTGATTAATAACTAAATCAGTTATTTCTGGTTTAACTGTATCTGGTAGATTAGATCCTTCAATTTGAGTAACTACTAATTGTTCTATTTTAGGGATATACTCTGCTTTTAAAGGAGGTATAACTTTAGTGTTAACAAAATTTTTTAACTTATCTATACCTTTTTCCTTATATTCATCTGGAATACTATTATAGAGTTCAAATATATTAATTCCTGAGGCCATTATAAGGTTTTACTATAGGTTGATTTAGTTTTGGTTAATAAATTGGTATTAATTTGGGTTAACTTAAGTGTAAAGTCAGGTAAAACAGCAGTTACAGGGGCAAAAGCAGGATGTATAACTGTCTGCATTGCTAATGATAAAGAAATTAATTCTTGAACTAAATCAGATAATTCTGCTATTGTAGCATCTCCTTTTAATACTGGTTCTGTAGCTTCTTTACCTCCTAAATAAACTTGTCTAGATTGAATAACTGTCTTAGGAGTATCAATATTTACACTTTCAACAGCATTTAAACCTACTGATTTTTTAGAGGTTAATAAAATATTATCATAAGAAGCATTAAATACTAACCTTCCAGAATTAATAATAACTTGAGGTTCAACATACTGATTAATAGCTGTAGGTTCAGTAGAATAACTTTTATAAACTGAAGAAGCGGGTGTTAATGGGATTTGTTGGGTTGAGGTAAAATAAATAGAACCTGAGTCTTGGTTAATGTCTTCTACAATTGGAACCCATGGATCAACATTAGTTTGATGGTATTGACCATTTCTAATAATAATTAATGGGTCCCCATCTATACCAGAATTAGACCAAGTATTAGAAGGATTTACATTTTTAACTGTAGAACCAAACCTAATACTATTACCCCATCTGCCTTCTAATATATAATCACCTTCATAAGGTTGTAAAGTTCTAATGTCTAATCTTTCTTGGAAAGTGTATCCTAAATCAATTTCTGTACTACCATCAGTAACATGCCTTGCTACACCTGTTCCCACTGTCACATAATCTTGTTTTTGATAATCTGGGGTTTGGTTAGTATAAATTTCATCAGGAATTGCGTTATGATGATTACTACCCCAAATATTAATAGGAGCAAAATAATAGTATGTAAGAGAACCTGGGTTGGTATTAATATCTGTTGAGGGTAGAGAAATTAAATATACTAATTCATTAACTAACGGATAATACTTTTGAAAAGGAAATAAAGGTTTAGCTAAGTTTTTTTGAGAAAAATTAGGTGATGTGGGATTACTAAAAAATATAAAACCAATAGAAGCTTCTTCCCCATTTTCTTTATAACCTTCATCTTCAGGACTTAATATAATATTATTAACCCTAGCTGAAAATATAGGAGTACCAGCTGTTGATTTTCTATTACCACCAGTAGCTTTAGATTGATCTAATATATTACTAAATCCATCAACCATTATTTTTTCTTATCAGATACGTTTTTTGCTAAATCAAATAGTTGTGCTTTTTCTTCTTCAGAGAATGATAAATCATTAGCTCCTGTTTGTGCTTGTGTATGTAAAGCACGTTGAACAATTGTAGCCATTTTAACTAGTTGTTCATCATTTTTGATACCAATTTCCATATATTCCTTAATTAAAGGAACTACTAAAGTAGCATCACCAATATCATTAATTAATGGTTTTAATTCTCCTATTAAAGCTGAAATTTGTGCTTCTTTTTTCTTTTGATTCTCATAAATTTCTTCTAAGATATCAGAGAATTTTTTATTTTTAAATACTTTAGAATCTAATCCACTCATAAGCTTTGATTATAAATATTAAAATCAAAACCTTGTATATCCTTGTTCTAGATAAAATACATATTCTTCTTTAAATATATCGTAAAGTTGATTAGCTATTTTAGTAATTTTAGGTGTTTTGGCATCTACCATTTCACGGATGTAGATATAAAGTGCTTTTTTATTAAATACATCTATATCTTCTCTTTTTCTAAATAACTCAAGAATGGCATCTGCTATTTGAGCATCTTCACCTTTAGGAAATAATTCAAATATATGTTTAGTACAATGTTTGATATACAGATCAATGAAGTCTGATAGTTTTTCAATGTAAGGAGCATCATCAATTGAGTAGGAATAAGTTTCATCCTCTTCTAAAATAGAAACAGGCGCTGTCTCAACTCGTTTCTTATAATTCTTTTGATTAGATAGAATTAAATAACGTTTAGCAATAGTACCAAAATAGGAATAAGCTTTAGCTCCTTTAGCTGGATTGAATAAATGGATTTTATTTAATAAGAATGAAATAACTTCAAACTGTAAATCTTCAATATTATCTACTTCTGTATAATAGAATTTAAAAGTATGAATAATATTTTCTGTTAATTTAAAGAAAGCATAATGAATTTTATCATGATAGATTTTATTTTTTTCTTCAAAAGTAGTAGCATTATTGTAAGCTACAATTGCATCTTCTGTTTCTTGGGTAAAGTACTGTACTCCTTTTTTCTTTTTTGCCATTACTGTGGTCATAGGTTTTTTATGTTGAATTGATTCAACACGTTTTGAATCATTTTTATATTTTGAAAAAACCAACCAATTTCATCATCAGCTTCAAAAGAACCTTTTTCATCAATTTCCTTAATTTTTTTATCTGACACTTCTACAATATCTGAAATTTTATTTAGATATGTCATATATGAGGCAAGAATATCTTCTTGTTTCTCATTCTTTTTAAGAAGGTTAAAGGTCGTGTATCCTAAAATCACGACCAATATTGATAAAATAATAATTATTGTTGTTAATATCATAAGTTATCTAACATATTTTTTAGCCCCTCACTTTTTAAATTACTTAAAGCTTTAGCCTTATTTCCTGAGGTAGCAGGAGCTGATTTTTTCGTCTCCAATGTAAATGACTTCTTTGGTGTCTCCAAGTTACCTTTAAGTTTAGGAAGCCATTCACGTTCAAATTCAATACGAGCAGCCATTAAATCTGCCTGGTGGATAATATATGGTAAACTAGTTCTTGGTTTTAACTCAGGCATATAAGTCATTAAATATTTCTCATTTGCCTTATCATATAAACCATCATGAGTCTGAATAGCTACCATTTCATTAAAAGTATAAGGAATACCATGAGACTGAAGTAAGAATAAACCTCTATCAGGAACAGATGCAAAAGCTAATTTATCATTAAACTTATAATCTTCTCCTAGTTTTTCTTTTCTCCATTTATCATCCTGGGGGATATAAGACTCATGTTCTTCATCTCCCATCTTACCTAAGTCATGATTCATAGCTGAGAAGACAAGTTCTTCAAGAGTATAAGTAGAATTATCACATCCGAATTCTTCCCATACTTCTTCTAACTTAATAGCAGCTTCTATAACTCTATTAACATGTTCTACATAACCACCTGGAAATGCATTATGGTATTCTTTTTTATGAGCAGCAGGCATCAACATTAAACGTTCAGCATACTTTTCATAAAATGATTTTAAATTTTCTTTTCTAGGTTCAGAGATATAAGTATCAATGAATCCCATTAACTTATTCCAGTTATCTTGGATTTGCTCAGCCGTTAAGTTCATTTGGTCCTAATGGTTCTTGATTAATAAAAACTTTAGCATCATCAATAGCCTCACGTAAAGTAGTTAATACATCCTTTACATCTTCTTGACTACCACCACGTTGGAGGAAGAAATACAGTTTCTCAATCTGTCCCTCAGCTTTATCCAAACGTCTCATTATAATATCTCTATTTTTCATATATTCTATTTATCCTTTATTTACCCTCGTCTATTCCCCATCTCATCCCCTGTCTCAATCCCCTCTATCTCCTCAGTCATTCCTAATGTCTCAAACCCTCCGATATCGAATATTAAGTAAAAAGATTTTGGGGGCCAAATTATCCTTGAAGTTTCTTTACCTCATCTAAAATTTTCTTCAAATGAGCGCATTTTTCATACTCTTCTTTGGCCTGAAAGTAAAGTATAGTTTCATTAATGGCTTTTTCAAGGTAATCATCTAATATAAGGTTAATGGACTCTTTATGTATCTCCAAACTAGGATCAAATTTTGAAGCATAGTACCATGCTCTTTCATAAGCAAGGTCATCACCTACCAGGTCTAAATCTCCTAATTCTATTTCTGGGTCTGACTTTTCTAGGAATGAAACTATTTTTCTTTTAAATAGCTTATGATTTTGAATCAATTTTTTAAACATTCCTAACCAATAGGCAGGATGTTCTTTAAAGTCGACAAACA